GTATCATATTCAAAATCACAATAGATAGGTAACTCTAACTTACCCCTGTATTGTAGTAAAAAGTTATTAAAGTTTTTCGCTTCCTGTAATGCTTGTTGGGTATTTAATGAGTACATGAACCAGTAGCACCCAACTTTTAACCCCGCCTTTAAAGCATTATTGATATTTTTTCTAGCAGTGCTATCTATGGTATTTGAACCATATCCCACACGTTGAATGATACCATAAATACCGCTATTTTTCAGTTTTACCATATTAACATTACCATTGTGAACCGATAAATCTACAATAATTTTATTCATTAGTGATAACCCCCTTTTGTAGTTGTTCATTTAGTAGGTCTAATTCATCTTTTAGTATACCTGTTATTTGATAATTAATAGTACCCTGAATAAAGTGTGTTTGTTGTTCCTCTTGTAAACATTTTATTAGTAATGTAGGGGTTTGTTTTCCAAGTCTTTTTTGTGTCTCTTTAAAATTAGTATATTCCCCAGTTGGTTTATATGGTACATCAGTTTCAATAATAATCGTATCTTTAAAAAAGGTAACATTTTCATTACTTATATATAGGGTACTTGAATTTGTGCTAACCTCATATTGTATGTAACCACTGATTGTAGTACCTCGTATAATATCATAGTCGATAGTTATTTCGGGGTTAAATGGTAATAGTAGTTTACAACTCTCAACATCTTTTAAATATGGTACCCTAAATTCAAATATTTTTATTTTAGGTTCAGCAATTTTAAACCTCTTAGCAAAAACATCTTCTACTGGTGTATTACCCAAAATAACATTAACTTTTAGTAAATCATCTTCATTAAATTTAATGGGGTAGGATAGAGTATTTATAATTATTTCACTGTAGACACTACCCGTATTAGCTATTTTGTTTAAATCTTCCTGATTAACTACATAAGTTGTAAATAAACCGTTGGTAGTATCCTCATCAATAGTACCGCCAATTTGTTCAGCACTTGCGGAAATACTAACAATTGGTGTACTACTTTTTGCACTACCCCCAAAAGGGTCGCCACCATAAAATGCATTTTGGTCTAATATACCGTACATTTTACCATTGGTAGTTTTAAGCATGTATTTAACCGTACCCCCAAAAGGGTCAGGATCAATCTGTTTCATTAGTTCTAATTTACATTTAGTGGGGTCGTTACCAAAATAGGACGCTATATAAACATTTGTACCGTTTTTATCTAAAATTCCCGTATCTATAATAAAAATATTTTCCTTTTGTTCCCCAATACCTAGGTATTCAAAACGGGGTACTGAATGAACATCGTCTCCTATTGTATTTGCATATGTAGGCGTTATGAAATTTGTTACAGGGTCGGTATTTTCATAAGTTGATAAAGTCTGTAAATCAAAAGTGTAGTCAGTAAAGTATGTTGCATAATCTGAATTAATTTCAGTTTCTGATAAATTATCAGAGAATTTTTTTATATTAATTCTGTACACTACATTACCAGTATTATCATCGTATTTTAAATTGTAGCCGTCTTTAGTTCTAATAGTAAATGGTTGATTAATATTAGACCCCTTGGGGTCAGGTGTTTCGATATTTACAACAATGGTATTACCAGAGTCTGAATAACTAGCGTCAATATAGGTATTATTTAGCTTTTCTACAATAGTTTTATTTAACATATTATCCCCCTATCATTAATAGATATTGTGTAAAATCATATAACCCTGTAAAATCAATTTCATTGTTCAATTTTACTATTTTACGGGTAGTAATAGGGTTATTTATTATTTCAGTTTTGTAAGTCATTAGAACATCAACATCTAAATGCAATTCATATAACCCACCAGTTAAAAGTCTAACATCGTTGATAAAATAATATCTGTTAAACTCATCAATATAACAGTAATTGCCTTTAACATAATTTTTCAAAACTAATATTGGTTGCAAAATTGAATTATCTGATTTTAAGTTAAAATCAAGTTCATTTACAAGGGTTATATTTTTATTTATAACATTATTATTTGAATTATTATTGTAAATTTTTAGTTTCATATTCCCACCCTATTAAAAAAGGGGGTATAAAACCCCCCATTAATGATTAAGCCGTGACCTCATCAGCAACATAGAACACGATAAAGTTCTGGTTAAAGTCGTTAAAGTAACCACTGTCAGCCTTATAAAAGTTAGTATAAAATTCAGCTTTTGGGTTGTAATTAGTTGTTACTCGTCTGTCAAGGTTAGTAACCCCCAAGGCGTCTCTATCAAATAGAACCCCAATAACGCCTGATTGTGATACTGTTTTACCAGTTGTACCACCGTTATTGACTTTTACGTCAATTTTTGAAATATCATCAAAACCATAACCTGAACCCGAACCTTGCCAATAAGGAACCGTATCAACCCCACTAACACCAGTAAATTCATTGTGGGTAACATCTGATTGTAGAAATACATTACTTGAATTAACAAAATCATTTAATAATAGTAGGTTAGTATTTTCAACATTAGTGAACCGTTCACGCTTACCAATATTGAACAATTTAGAAATTCTAGCAATTCTACCAACATAGGTATTAATAATAAAGTTTGCATACCGTAAAAATTGGGGGTCTGTTAAGCATTTGTCAGCAGTTAAGGTTGTACCGTTTGCCTTATTATATAATGATAACAAATTAATTGAGGTGTTAGGGTCTTTTTTGTCAATAACTGTACCAATGTAGTTATTAATTGTTCTCATAATAAGTTCGTCAAGTTTGATTGTAAATGAGGTATCAACACTATTAACCAACATTGACAAGAAACCGTTCATTTGTTCAGCATTTGAAAATGAACCCTTTACCTGATTTTCAGCAAAAGAAACAGGAATTTCAAAAGTTACTTTACTATCAAAAAATTGACTGGATACCTTAGGTTGATAGAATACGTTAGGGTCATAACTTTGTCCGTCTACTAAATTCCAAGTATCGTTTTCAGTTGCTTCTGGTAATTCAGCATCAATCTTTTGTAAAATTGCACCATATTCCCAACTGTCCATTAGAACATTTTTTGCCTTACCTGAATAAGTTTTGTTACTAAATTCTACTTTACCAATATGGTGTACCAACTTATTAACATAACTATCAATTTTGTCAGCATTGATAATTTCAGTTCCTACATCTACTAGATTAGTTAAATCTTCATTTACTAAATCTGTTGTACCTAATACCTCACTAGTAACCGTATTAAGCATTTCATGAATTTGATTTACTTGCATAATTTTCTCCCTCTAGAAAAACATATATTATATTACACTTAATTATCTCATATCCTAGTACACTTGTAAAGTCAATACATTAATGATATCAATGTAGATTAATCTTCTGTATTCCTCATAGTTTTTAAAACGGTTTAGAAAATAATTTATTTTGTCTTTTGTAAACCCTGTGTACAATGTTGTATTTTCGGTTGATGAGTTATCAGTATTATTTTCAGACTCATCAATGGTGTTATTAGTCTGGTCATTCTCAATACTATTAGGAACATCAAAAGGGGTTACCTCATTAACATTGCTAGTATTTGATTTTCGGGTTTTATCCCCCGTGTCAAGTCTGGTACCTGTATTAACCACTTTTGTATCGGTAGTTTCAATATCCTTTATTTTGTCATCAATTAATTTAAAATCATTCCATTTACTCGTTTTGAGGGTAAACAACCCCCCAATATTAGTTAAACCATTTTCAGTAAAATCAGTTTCAACTTTACTAATTAACTCACGTTCCCCATACAAGTAAATAAATTCCTGATAATATGAGGTGGTATCTCCTAGCGCTTTAAAATAATCTATCTCATCAAATAAATTTTCGCTATCGGTTTTAAGGTCTTTTAGTTTCATTAGGATATTCCCCCTTATTTGTTTCCTCTTTTAATAGTTCAAAACGTTTAGTCAACCATTCAGGTAAGGGTAAACCCATTTCCCCCAAGTTTTCAAATATTGACAATGCATAACTAACAATGTAAAACATTACTAAAACTTTTGAGTATTCCCCAACTTTAAAAACATTCAGTACCCAACTAAAAAATAAACAAAATAAGATAATTGTTATATGATTAGTAACCCCTTTTTTACTGATTTTACTATACACAGTATGGTTTCTAAATGCTTTTAAAGTACCTGTTATAATATCAAATATCACAAAAGTTAGTAATATAAAAATGTAAGTATCATGTAATACTAACTTAACTGGTTCTACTAGTTCACTCATTAGGTTCTCCCTCATCTTCTGGTACATCTTCACTAGTTAAGTTTTCTCCTAGGTTTAGTCGGTATTCCCAACTTGAGGTAAATTCAACACTAATATTAGTATTGTATTTTTCATTAACTTTTTTAATTGCCTGTTCCCTACTATTTAGCATATTATCAACCAGTGGATAAATTGAGTTTAAACCAGTTTCAATTTCACTTGAAACAAGCCGTTCCTTTTTCATATTGTCATTTGAGTACAACCCAATTTCTTTATACAATTCAGATTTAATATAATTATCGTACTCAATCAACTCATGTAAGGTGTTAGAGTTGGTTTCCCCGTCTACTTTTATACTATCCCATAAAATATTCCCAATGATTAAACTTGTTTCCCCGCTATCAATTTTATTTAGATAGGTTTTCACACTCTCAGCAGTGGGGTCATCATTAGCAATAAAGGTCTTAACCATTCTTTTAAACCTATTAGCAATAGTTAAAGTTACCTCACTCTCATTAATCAGGTACCCCCATTTTTTAAAAATAGGTAGTAAACCACGTTCTAAATAATCATTTTTAATGAGTACCCCCTCACTAAGCTTGTAACTTTTGTATTTTTTTGTATCAGGTAAATAGCAATTAATTTCCTCAGGTCTACCGTAGATATCAGTTTTTGCATAGTTGTAAGTACCATGTAAGATAACTAGTTTATCATCAATCATAGTAATAAACCCGCTACCGTTTAACTGTAACACTTTTTCCATTTCCTCAGTTGGTAAGCTATCAGGTAGATTGTTGTACAAAAACATGGTTAGGGTTTTATTTAGAACCCCGTCAATAATGTTATTGATATTTTCAGTTTTATTAGTAACTACATAATTTAAGGTGTTATCATAGTAACCCCTTTTTTCCTCTTTACTTAACATTTAATTGCCCCTCTTACATTCTTTTAAATAGTTTGAAATACTATTACCCACGTTATTATCCTGATAATAAACTTTATTTAATACAAAGAAATTTTTTATTTTACTGGTTATTTCGTTATAGCCCTGTAATATATTTCTATTATAATTGATTTTTGGGTTGTATTCAAGTGAGTACACTAAATCACGGTTTTCTTGTTTCAATGGGGTAGTTTTTTCGTGAATAAAGGTAAAAACGTTATTATCCTTATTCACAATTTCACACTGGAATAATGAACCCCCAAACTCAATAAAGTAGATAAACACAATATCCTTAGGTTTGTACTTAATCGGGCAATGAGGGTACAAATCAAGTTCCCAAGCCCCTGTTTTAATCATTTCCAATTTTGGGTTATCAAAAGCAAAATAGAATGAATTTTCTTTACTTTTACCCATTGATTTAGAATATTCAACCGCTACTTTTAGTTGAGTATTACCATATTTGTAAACATCAATTGTACCTTGGGTTTGTTCCTTAACATTTTTTAACCCCATTTCGTCAAAATACGGGGCGTACTTATTAACCGTGTTACCTAGCATAAATATTTTAACGTCTGTTCTGTTTCTAACAATGGTAGAAATAGTATTCATGAATAGTATAAACTCATCAGGTAGATAAACCTGTCTAGTTAGAAACTCATCAAAAATGATAGTTCTGATATCGGGATAACTAACACTTTTATTATGTTCTGTATCAGACAAACTAAAAGGGTAGGCTATAACATCGGTATCACTGTAAATAGCTTTACCTCCCTCATCATAATTGCATAAATAAAATTTACCCCCATAATAATAAATACCCTCGTATTTACCTTTTGATATTTTAGATACCTCATCATTAGCTAACAAGGCTTTAAAAATTTCACTAGACCTATTACCCTTAATATCAGTTTGCCACCGCCTGATAATTGCAATTTGTGAACCATGTTTAAAATACTGTTCAATACCATATTTTAAACAAGCGTATGTTTTACCATTAGACCGTTCCCCAATAATAATATTATATGTTGAATTAGTCTTAAGAATTGATTTTAAGTTATAATATTGATTGTTAAGCATTTATTTGTCCCCCTTTAAAGTGTACCCATTTTGTAGCATGGTATAAAATTTAATGAAATAATCACTGATTGATAAACTGTATTCAGCGGGTTCAAGGTGTACCCCTGATAAACTTGTAACTAGTTCATTGTTACCTTGATAGTCGGTTACCTTTTCAGTCATCTCATCATCAATATAGGTATGAGTGTTTTTCCCTGTTTCGTCTTTTGGTATCTTTAAATCATCGGTAAACATTTCAAAAACTTTTGTATTATTATGATTAGCTTTTTTAACCATGTAATTAATACCGTTCATTTTAGATAAACCCGCTACCGTTAAATGTAGTTCATTATTTTCTTCATACATATAGCGTTTAGCCCCTAGGGTTTTAAACCTAGAATACGTTCCCTCGTAGTCCCAAACACCTAATGGCTTTTCAATTCCTTTTACTGTTTTAGGACTAAGTAAATTAGTATCTAAATCATAGTATTGTAGGGTTTGGTTTGCTTTTTCGGTAACCATTTTATTGTAGGCGTTTATAAAGTTTTCATGTTTTGAGTAGTTTAAACATTTTATGCTATCGGTATCAGAATAAATATAATCATCTTTAAATGCTAGAATACCTAGCCACAAATTTCGTCTAGCGTAGGCGGTTACCCAAACACCCCACGGGTAGAATAAAAACCGTGATTTTTTAGTGTTATACTTTTCTATCTCATCATCTAAGGAAACTGGTTCGGTACCCCAATCATCATTATAGGTTATTTCGTCTTTTACTATATCAGTTACAGTCATACCGTAAATAGAGTTTAACATACCTTTTGATAATAAGTACTCTACCTCTTTACCCTTAACCCCTTTTAAAGTTGTTTTGTTTTGGTATAAACTTAGAACACTCTCAATAATTGGTTTAGGTAAGTACCCTTTTGGATAGCATATCAACTCATGAATTTCTATCCGATCCCAACTGTAACACCGCTTAAAAATTGAATAGTCAATATCAGTTAAATAGGTATTTAAGTATTCAGCTTTAAAAACCCTACCATTAGTAATTAGTTTATTCCCTCGTATTGTGCATTTACTCTCTGATAAATAACTATCATGTACAAATATATTTTTTAGGTTTTCTACACTTACATTCAGAATGCAACAAAATTTATCTAAATAATAATCATACCCATTTTTCAAAATTTCATCTTTGGTGGGTTTAAAACTTTTACCCATTGGAAACTGTTCAGCAATCATAACTGAGGGGTAACTACTTGTAAAGTCAACTGATACAACATCATTTAAAACTTTATCAGTATTCATGGGGTTTGAGTGAGTAAACCCACCCATAAAAGTTCGCTTTAATTTTAAATACTCATCTGGTTCAATAGTTAGATTTTCCATTATATAGCGGTAATTACGCCGTTTACCTTTACTTGATTTATATTTACTTTTGCCACTATCATAATAGCAATTATTTTTAACATACTCTCGAACCCTACCTGTATTAGTTAGGGGTATTTTTGTAATATTTCCGTACTGGTTCATTTGTTCATTTATGTAATTCAACACGATAGTAATATCATTTTCTAAATAACCCATTTCAGTATTGGTAATTGTTGTTTTTGTGTTTCGTACTAGTGAGTAATCTAAGTCCCCCACCATTTTTTTATTGGTATGATTTACTAAATTTTTAGCTAGGGTAGCTAAATTAAACCCTGATAGTATATAGCTATCTTTAAATTCAAAACCGTCTACCGTTACCGCCTTTATCGGTTTACGTTCGTCAATTGAAAAAACACTATCCCAACTAAATAATTTTCTCATGAATTGGAATTCATAGCCCAAGTTATGAATATAAACAACTAAACGCCTTTTAAGTGAAATATTTAATTCATTAGCAATATTATTTAACAGGGCTTTAAAATCTTCCCAAGTCCTACCATATTTAAAATAGGTACCGTATTCCCCAATACCAAAACCCCATAAATACATAAAAGAAAATTTTTTATTATCTTTATTATAGGTAGACGTTGTTTCAATATCAAAAGCACACTCAATGTTTAAATATTCTATACTCTCTTTGGTGTGATAGTTATATTTTCTAGTTGTCGTATATTCAAAATCAGTCATAATAACCTCACTTATTTATCTATGAACCCTTTAAGAAAATCGCCTGTTAAATCGTCTAATTTATCGTATGCATTAGATTGCAAAATACTATTAGCAATTCCCACTATATCATCATCTAATGATGAAAATTCTTTACCCACTGATTCAGCATACTCATTGACTTGCTCCCATATTTTTTTATAACCAATGGAAACTGCAACCTCTTTACTATTTTTTAAATACTCCTGTACCCTATCTGAAACATCAAAAAACCCTTGTAACTGTGAATTCAATGAGTCAAAAGACCCCCACTGTTTGATACCAACTTGCCCCGCTATATTACTTAAATATTTTTTAGTTCCTGTAACGGTTGACGTTGTTTGATTTAAAAATTTATTCAATCTAGCAACCTCTGCTCGTACCTCGTTAGTGTTTTTACCTTTAATACCAAATTTTTGCCCCCCCTCATCAACCCATTTTTTATAGGCGGGACTCATTGTCAAATTTTGTTGTTGCATTCTTTTTAGTCGTTTATTTGCCATTGATACTTTTCTACTTGCTTCCTGTCTATATTTAAGCTCTTGATTTGTAAAAATGTTTTTTCTTGATTTACTAACCTTGGTTACTCTAATTTCACTACTCATAATATAAACCCCCTTACAATGGTAAATTAGTTCTGAAAAATAGTTGTTGTTCAGCATTCCCACAATTGTAATACTTGCTTAAATGCTTATAGTTGGTACTCCTACCATTTTCAAAACTTGATAACGTGGTTCTCTTAACTTGTACTTGTTCACTCATCTCATCAAGTGTTAAATGTAGTAATTCAGTTCTGTAATATTTACAAAACTTACCAATTTGATTGAAAAACATTTTACTACCTCCTATATTTTAGATATTATAAAAGGGTGTTTTAAACACCCCTTTAAAATTACAACTCTACAAAATTAACGCTATAAAATTTTTTATCTGGATATTTATCAGGTAATGCATAAGAATAAATGCTAATACCTACTTTACCTTTATTAATTTCGTCTACACTCTCTTTATCAACCCTAATTTTAGTAACTGTGTCTACCATGTTACTTGGTAGTGATACATTGAAACCGTCTGATTTAATGAAACACCCCTTACCATAAGTTGATTTGTAAATGTAAACACCCTTAACAACATACTTTTCATCTTGTCCATTTTCAGTAAACAATTGTTCTAATGTTTTGAAATCATCAAAACGTTCATTGTTAGTAAATAGTAATT